CATTACAATATCAATGTAAAATGTTAAATATACTACATATTATTGCATCTCATGCAGTTAATGAAAAAAAAATACATGACGAAACAAATAATGTTGACGATGACGAATATGTTAATTTTAACAAAACGGCTGAAATAAATAGTGAATTGCAAAATCTATAAATCAATTAAGCAGTAAATCTATAAATCAATTAAGCAGTGAATCTCAAAATCAATTAAACCAACCGCTGCCATATTTGTTTTGTAATATTGTTATAAATTTTTGTTTTATTCCGTTGTTTTTTATTTCTAAATTTAACAACTGAATAATAAAATCATATTCTGATAAAATATTTACGTTATCAAATCCACATTTCCGTAACTCAATCAATGCATCATTATATATTTGTAATTTAATTGGTAATTCGTTTAATGCACAGTTAAATTGCCTCCGCGTTGAACAACCGTTAAATAAATCAGCTGTAGTTATTTCTTTTGATGCTCTCGATAAATACTTTTTGAATGAATCTACATATTCTGATTCTTCTAAAGATGTATTTATGTCGTCTATTGTTCCATTAATTACTCTGTTTTGTAAATAGCACGGAGATTCTATTAATTGTGCATTCACATATTTTTCACATTTAATTTTGCATAACGGAACACATCTCATTATGCTCGAATTGTCAGTTTGATTGTAGCAATATGTAACAAGCCCTTCTGGATTATTTCCAAAAATATTTGGACTGTTTTGTAGTACATTAAGTGCAATGTCTATAATTTTATTATAATTATCTGCATTAAATTCCCAGTTAACATCTTGATATATACTATAATCAAAAAAAGGCATTCCTTGCAAATCAATAAATACGATCGGCATTAACATACCATATGGCAAGTGTGACAAATTATACACAGTTTTGATTACGTTGTATGGTGTTATTAATTCACAAATTAAGCTAATTCCTTTATTATCTTCCAAAAATTTGTGCAATTTTGGATAGTTTTGGGATAATAATCTTTCTGTAATATTATGATATGTAAATTCAGATGTTCCTATTTTATTTTTTTCAAGCGATCCCAATGTATGTCTATGTTTTACGCCACATTCGTCTGTAAAACATTGTATACATGTCCCATCATATTTTGGTAGGCATAAAAATTTATATCCTTTAGACGATAATTGTGCAATTATTTCTTCAAAACTATTATTATAATAAATTGGCAATTCGTGCTTATTAAAAAATTTATTGAAACAGAAATATGGAGTAATGTTATTTCTATTTTTAGCGATTGTTATTCCTCTGCATGCGTACTGCCATGGATATTTAAATTTACATTTATTATCATATTTAAATTTTTTAAAAAGCAAATTATCTTTTTGTATTTTTTTAACTGTAATATCGTTATTGTTAAAAAATTTGTCATTTAATAATTTATCCTCGTTGGTTATTTTATTTAAGAATTCAGATTGACAAAATCGATAAAAATCAAATATATCCATATTTTTTGATTAGTAATGATATTATTTTATTTTGTAACATTTGCAAATTTATATTTTTTCAATATTTTCTATTTTTTGATATTTAATTATTTATTAATTGTTTGTAATAATCGATGATATTGCTAGTGTTACTGAATTTTCTTTGAAAAAATGATTTTGAGTTTTTCATTATATTTAGATTTTCTGTTGTTATGTTTGAATATGTATATGGATGTTTTCCAATAATTCCTTTTTGTTTTCTTAATTCATTTATTTTATTCGATTGTGATTTTCCTGTTGATTCTTGATATTCATATAATTTTTTTAATTTTTCATTGAGCTCGTTTATTTTGTTTGTTGTATATTCCCAATTTGCATATGTTATAGGATAATTAATATAATTATTGCTTGTTGATTTATAAATTAGTGATAATATATGTTCATCTCCCGCAATTATTTTATTAAATTTGAACACGTCAGACTTATGCAATAATTTTTTTACATGATGTCTAGATAAGCAAAACCATCCAGAATGTTTAATAAATGATATATTTGATAAATAATTGCTTGGCAATTTACTTTTATTTATATTGTACATGTCCATTTCTTGCAAATCTATGAACGACGTTTCAATTGGAAAATCATACACAAAATTATATAATGAGTCGAATGATTTGATCGGTAAGCATGATTCAGACAATAAAATAAATTTTGTGTTTTGTTTATCTTTCAAAGCTTCCCTCATTAGCTCAACATATGCATTAGTAAAATGACCCCATTTTGTCGGAACTAATTTTTTTATTATATTTTGTTTCATCCAATCCACGGTTACGTCGTTAGGATATTTTGGATGGCAATAAATTGTGTATTTACCTTTATTGTTTTTTAAATAATATTTCCATATTTCAGGAAAATATACATTATCCATTGTTAAAAATAATAACGCTATCTTCATAATATTTAACAACGAAAAATAAAATATTATATAAAGGAATGATACTATTATTTACGTAGTTAATTAACCATGGAAATATCAGAAAGTCGTCAAATTATATCTAACTCGCATAAATTTACATTGTCTGACGAGATCAAAAATCCTACACCTATGAATACTATATATGTGTGTCCAGGACTGGTTTTGCACGATGACACTACATATCAAATAAATGCAATATTAACATTATTTGTAAAAAAAACTAACGATGATTCATTCATTATGAAACATATGCGCATACTATCAGCAATATGCAAAACATATCAAACTGGAATTAAATATAATATAAATGTATTACTTCAGGATGATAACATGGATTTATATATACCTGACGAATCTATAAGTATCGATTCTTATGAAAATGAATTATGTATAAAAATAAAACCAATATTAAAATGTAATTCGATTAATATGATGTGTAACTTATCTGTTATTTCTACGTAATTTAATTAATAATTAAATTAATAATGTAATGTTAATTACCATTTTGTTCCATTAGTTTGAGTTAGTCTGTAATCAGGATAGCTCTCGCACGATGGATATCCTTTATCAGATGATTTTAGTTTACCACTTTGCACTAAATTGTAAAGTTGTAATTCTTTATTTGATGCTCCTGCAACTGGTCTAGTTGGAAGCGTATGTATGCATGTTGATATTTTGCAGCCATTTTGTTCAACGAGACGATTCCATTGGTTATCTATAATCTTTTCAGCATTATCCATCATAAATGTTCTGTGAATATCAGTGTTTTCATTTCCATTGAGATTTTTTATATATTGTTCTCTTGTATTTGATGTTCGATGGTCGGTTAAAAATCTTCCATCTTGCATTTTTGCGGGACAATCGTTAAAATGAGGATCCATTATGTTAACTATATATTATATAATCAAATAATTTTTAATTGTGATTTAATTGTTATTCAGGTGAAGTTTAATTTTTTCGTAAAGTTCATCTTTTCTTAATGTTTTTCTTACTTTTCCATCTTTTTGCGTTATTGGAATTGCTAGCCTTCTTGCTATTTCTTTCAATTTATTTGCATTATATTGATTTGCTGGTTTTAACGTGCTTAATTCAAGTGCATTTAATTCTGTTGTACATACACTAGCATCATCATTATCATTGTCAGAATTTGACGATTCTCTACCTGTAGATTTTTTTATTAAGCTAATTGTTTTACCTGCGATAATACCTCGTCCTTTTTTTGACTCACCTAATGAAATTGACTTAATATTTATTGAATCATGAGATTTTGAATTTATATCTGAATCATACTCACTTCCAGATTCAGATTCACTTCCAGATTCAGATTCACTTTCAGATCCAGATTCACTTCCAGATTCAGATTCACTTCCAGATTCGGATTCACTTCCAGATTCGGATTTATCGTCGGCATTGTTTTCAGAATTTCTGCTTGCTGACTTTATATTTTTATTTATTTCTATTCCATCTGAAGATGATTCAATTGACGATATTGCTTCATTCTCGTTATCATCGCTTGATTTACTGCGATTACTTGATTTGCTATTATTTGATTTACTATGATTACTTAATTCATTGCGATTACTTGATTTGCTATTATTTGATTTACTATGATTACTTAATTCATTGCGATTACTTGATTTGCTATGATTACTTGATTTGCTATGATTACTTGATTTACTATGATTACTTAATTCATTGTGATTACTTGATTTACTATGATTACTTAATTCATTGTGATTACTTGATTTACTATGATTACTTGATTTACTATGATTTGAGCATATACAATTATCCAACATAAGAACATCATCGTCATATAATATTTTAGAAAATACAGATTTTACGCTAGAATTTTTTGATTTGGGATATGATTCAATTGAATCACTATTTTTTTTTGAATGTGAATGCGGCGTGTTGTTAGATTTTTCAGATTTTTCTGATATTTTATCTAGTTTATTAATATCTTGAGCATCGTTTGTTGCAGCTTTATCACTGCCCGTAATATATTTTATTTTAAATTTACTTGACGATACTTCAGGTTCTGCGTCGCTACTGTGAACATGTGTATTATGAACATGTTCAATATCAGACAAATAGTTTACTTTAAAACCTTCTTTTCCGCAAGGATCTTGTGAATCTGAATCAGTATAATGATGAGACATGTCCATTATTTTTTGCGATCCGTATTCATCCATTTTTCTCATTTGAGCCATTAATTCTCCATTGATTTTTTTAATTTTGCTTACACAACCATCAAGATCAGATTGAAATGTGGACCTTGTATGTTTTGCATTATTTTCAATTGTTGTAGATAGTTGTTTATTTTTTTCTTCGATGGATTTTTTTAACGAATCCATTTTATGAGATACAAATATGCACATTGTTAATATTGCAACTAATAAAATAATTAAGTTATAGTCCATAATACTAATTTATACTATAAACATATGAAAAAATAATGATGTTTTGAACGAATGGTTTTTATTTAAAATTGAAAAATAAAATTTTGTATATTTAAAAATAAATGCAATAAATATTAATCAATGTATACAGAATTGTTCGAATATAAAGGATCGTTTTACAAAATAAACAAAGAAAAATATGAAACACGAGAGCATCATATGGAACGTGTATGGTTTATATTAAATAAATTGGATACATGCAATGAGTTTAATGAGTTAATTAGGTTGTCAATAATAATGTCAAATTCGAAAAAATATGGATGTTCGTTTGGAAATGCTTTATCAAATAAAATAAAAAATTGATTTATTGAAGACAAGAGA